TATCAATATGAAATATTTCATATCTTACTAGTTTTGAAATTCGTGTTCAAGAGAGAAGACCCATAAAAATACATTTCAAAACAATTCATTTGAAATATACTATATTTTCTATTGTTTTTTCTTCTCTCATTTTATTCCCTTTCATTATATATCGTAGCGTATACGCCCCATCAAAACACAACCACCCCGACTTCTAATGACTTTGTTATATCCTTCACCCATCCCATACTTTCAATCCAATTTACAATCCATTCTCCCGCCTTCTTATACTCGTCAAAGACTTCATATCGCCCATTATCTTCATTATAATATACATTAAATATATTCACAATCGCCCCTATATAACCCACATAGGGAACTTTTCGCCACATATTTCCCTTCTTTAATCCCTCTTCGTGACATTCTCTCAATTTATAAGATGGAACTCGCGTTGAGAAATGATGAATATGATGATACTCAATGCCCAATGTCGCCCATTTCAGCGCAACTGGAATTCTCATCATACTCGCGCCCAATAAGGCGTGATTTCGCATATGGTATTTATTCTTATGATTAGATGCCTCTGAAAACCCCACATTGATACAATGCTGTAAATGAAATAACACCGTCCCCGCAATCATTGCAATATACATACTCAATCCAACTCCCCATAAAAATCTCCCTCCAATCATCCAACAAATCACATACTTACTATATGCGCCAATGACCCCCTTGATACTCTTATGATGTCCCGAATAGACAATAAAATAAAACGGCATCATCCAAAAGAAGACAAACGGGTCTCTAAATATACGATATAACCATTTCTCTCGGTTCCCAAGTCCATCATATTTCGCTTTTGTAATCACAGTTAATGCGGGGTCTTCTTCGGCCTTATTTCCAAACACCGTATGATGTTCTCCGTGCGTATTTCGCCACTGGTCGTATGACCACGGAAACAAATACTGCAACCACAATCCCAATTTTTGATTATCTGATGGCGCATAAAAGAATGAATTATGACACGCATCGTGGAATATCATAAATAAACGGGTATATGAACACGCGGTCAATACAACTCCTATATGAAATTGGACGGTTATCATCCAAAGACTACATAATAAATAAATACATGATGAAGAGAGAACCCATAATGCGCGAGGTTCATCAATTCGTTTCACATTAAATCCCTCTATATGGTTCTTTATACGGTCTATTTCATCCCGACTATAAAAACGGTTCATATACGACGGTTTAATGACTTCAGTTTTATGGGAATTAGAATGGGTGACGATATCATTATGAGTATCGGCGATATGAGTATCATTTATATCCGCATTTAAAGAAATCTCAGATAGTTCTTCTGTCATTTATGAATACGAATACGAATACGAATACGAATACGAATGTATACACAACGATGTATATACTAACTATATTTTATACATTATAAATAAATTATGTAAAATAAACTATATCATTATATAGTATATTTATAAGAAACTATAACAAGGTAAATAATCATAATCCAACTATCAATGACAAAAACAATAAATACATCAAACAATAAGAATAGAGTAACTTCACTCTTTAATTCATTGTCTTCAACCATCTTTATTGTCATTGCGGTATTTGTTCTCTCTTTGGCATACAACATAAAAATCAATTATATAAAAGAACCCACATTTATAGAAGAATTAAAACTCTACTGGGGTAAAGAGTGTTATCGTATTCATCATTGGATAACATTTTCACTTATTATAGGATTAATTCTTATCGTTCAATATACATCACCGATTATATCTTATATCATTATTGCGTTCTCTCTTGGAGCAATCGCAGAAGACTTTTTATTTAGTGATATTTTTGTGGTAAAAGAAATGTGTATAAATTAAGAGAGTTCATAATCATATATCATATTATATTATTGTTTGAAACATAACAAATTGAAAACATATAAATTCAAATCTATAATGATACCCATACCCATACTCATACCCCCACTCATACCGATATTCCTATGCCACACAAAATAGAACTGATATTTCTTCCATATGCTAAAATTGAATTAACCGAACTCTTTACAATGAATATTCCCTATTTACATTATAAAACCACAGACACGTCTATTATACAATATAAACATAATGATACAAACAAGATAATTTACTGTAAGAGAGAAACTCTATATGACCTATTTGAAACTATGAAATCACATCCAGCATATTTTATATCTGAAAATCTTATTCCAACTGGAATATTTACAAAAGAATATCTTGACGAACTCATTGAGAACGAACATAAACAAATGACAATAGAAAAACTTATGACTGTACCAAGTCTATCAAATACTAAACAATTAATGTTGAATAATCTCCCAACAATTATCGCACTACAATATATTCAAAGTCGTCTTTTACATCATAAAATGCCATTTGTTGAAGTGAGATTTACATTTACATAAGTATATATCCCATTCATAACCCATTCATATCCCATTCATACCTCAAATATCATATAGTACATATTCTACTATATCATATCAATCTACCATATACAACAACCATCATCATTCATTTACATTTTTTATATGGAGCACAAGAAGATCTCATTGTAAATCCCCGCACATTTTTACATTGACTACGAGAAAATCTCCTCGGTAATGAAAACACTTTTCCATCATAATTACGAACACACTTTTTATACAAATGTTCTGTGTCATCACGAATTTGACAACAATCAATATCTGTATTCTTATTTTTATTCATCTTGATATTCGGTTGTTTATTTAAAGAACGACGCGAGAGATGAGAGAGATGGGAGAGAAAAGGTTTATATTTTTGTGTTTTACTTTGCGATATTTTTCGTTTATGATGTGTTTTCTTTTTCATATATGATTTAACTATATATTCATTCAATAAAACATTCAATAAAAATATACATATCTAATCCAATCACTTCTGTATCATTCCATCGCATTCAAATCCCCAATAAGACGTTCTTCTATACCCTCCATTTCTCCAATAGCATCTACTACTGCCTGTTTTCCAAATCGTTCAACCGCCTGTTGTAATAATCTTTTACCCGCGGCCAAAGCCGCACACCGATTAATCAAATTCCCCGCATAACGAATACGCACATCTGTATAGTATAGATTGGCCGGACGGACAAGACCTTCAATATGCCCACCATCCATTCCATAATTACGAATAAACGCAAGACCAATATCTACATTCGCACATTCGTTTTCAACTGGAATACCTCCACGCATACGATGACGGCGAGAAGTAGAAGGTCGGTTTGTTCTTCTTCGCAGTCTTCTACTCGTCTGTCTAGAATTTACTCGGCGATATTTTCCGGATTTATTCGTTCGTCTATGAAGTTTCGGCATTTTAAGTTGTCTATATATAATACATAAGAATTATATATAATCCATATTTACATTTTACTTATGATATAATCACAATCCCATCCAATCCTCTCCAATCCCATCCAATCCTCTCCAATCCCATCCAATCCCATCAAACCATATTATCCCCCTTGTCCAATGAAGTATTCAATATTCTATTTGTCAATATAAATGTGGTACATTTCGGCATATCCTTCAATCTATGTGCTGATATATAGGTACACGCGCTACGAATAGACCCCAATATATCCATAATGGTTCCATCTACCGCTCCTCTATACTCCACTTTTCGCACCTTCCCTTCGCTACTTCTATAAAGTGCCATCCCTCCATAATGCTTATTCTGTGCGTGTTCACTACTCATTCCATACACCAACTTATATTTTTTCCCCCCTTCTTCCACCAATTCGCCTCCACTCTCATCGTGTCCGGCCAACATACTTCCCAACATTACGAAATGTGCTCCCCCACAGAATGCTTTGACAATGTCGCCTGGAACCACACACCCCCCATCACTGACAATATGACCGCCCAAACCATTGGCCGTTTCACTACACTCAATACAGACCGACAACTGCGGAACGCCGACACCGGTCTTGAGTCGTGTGATACATACGGCACCACTTCCAATCCCACATTTAACGACATCCACCCGCGAATAGAGCAATAATTCTTGAACCATATCCGAGGTTGCTACATTTCCGGCGAATATCGTTAAATGGGGATACTCCTCTCGCGCTCGTCGGCAAAACTCCACAAATCCCACAGAATATCCATTCGCCACATCAATCATTAGGAACTTCGGGTTCATCACTTCAATCAATCCTTTCGTCTTCTCCCATTCACTTTCTTTAATTCCCGTCGTAAGCATATAATACTCGCGGTTTAGTTTATCCAATCCGTATTTTGTAAAGTCCTCCAAAGTATAAAACTTATGAAAGGCCGTCAGCATTTTATATTTATGAAGCGCCTCATACATCGCAAGAGTTCCCACCGTATCCATATTGGCGGCAATAATAGGAACTCCCGTCCATTCCGCCCCCGAATGCTTGAATACAATCGTTCGTTCCACATTGACTTCAATTCTGCTCGTTAAATCGGTGCGTTTGGGTTTCAATAACACATCGCAGAAATCATATTTAACGCCTTGTTCAATAATCATTATAAATACGACTTATAACTCCAACAATATATACTTGAATACATATGTTTTTATATGTATTCAATGATGGAAATAAATATCATATAAAAAATATAGTGAACAGCAAAGCATTCATCATATATTCTATATAGTATATATAATCTAATTATAAATGATAAATAATTTGAATATGAAACGAAAAACTTATAAAAGTCATCAAAAACAAGGCGGAACACTCTATATCAAACGCACACCCACCGACAAAATCAACAACAGTATCTATCAAATTCTCAAATACGCAACACATATGGAAGTATTCGGGGTCAATTCGTTATATGGATTAAATCTAAAAATCACCATTCCCGCCGAAAAGTCCCGATTGATAGGGAGTTCTATGAGCGACCTCGGAACTCCAAAGACCCAATTTTTGATAAAACTTCTCATCACATTTAATGTCAACCGAGCATATCGCGATACTCGCTATGAAACATACAAACAGATATATTGGAATTATAGAAACCATGCTACAGAGAATAATACCAAGGCGGCAACATTTATAGATGATTTTAATAAAGAAGTCCAACTTCAACAAGATATTTTCGTAAAATCGTCCTATTTAGGAAACCCCATTTGTCCGGCAATCATTACCGCAGGTACATTTGAACATAGCACACGCGTTCCCGTTAATGAATCATATAGGAAACTACATCGCGAACTCGTTAAAATGTCGGAGCGTTTAAATAATCAAGCATTCCTTGAAATCCTTCGTAAAATAAATATTGCTGTAACCACTCCGCGATTATATGCTAATCAAGAAGGCACTGAAGTTCCAAGATTTCCCCTTGAAAATATCAGTTTAGGAATTATTTGTATGGAATTATTAGAAGGTTCACAAACAATATACCATTATTTATATAATCGGGATAATCCCCAACCCATAAATAGTGTATATGAAATCTATGGAAAAACAATCTATGAACTTATGAGACTGGTGAATATAGGATATTTCCACGGCGACCTCCATTTGAATAACATTATGTATAATCCAGCACACGATAAAATAATATTTATTGATTTTGGACGAACGAAACGAATACGAGAGGAAAGATATGCGCGAGGTACATATACATATAGGTATTTCAATACTAGATTAAATGATATACAATATGCGAATGTAAGATATGATAATGAAGACGACAAGCGAAATTATTTTAAACTAATCGGTGAACAACTTATTCGTGCTTATGATTATAGAACAAAAGAACCCGCTCATATTCGGGCGAATAATGTGCTGGGAGAAAATCTATTTATGGATTTAACCAATGCGATAATTATGACGAATATGGGACAAATTATGACACATTTTGCGAATAGATACATTGAGAGAGAACGAGCAATACATCGGTTGGTTCAAACAGGAGAACTAAATCATTTAATACATATGAAATCATTAAAGACAGATGTATTTGATGTATATGGTCGCATTGGAGGACTTAAATTTAAGGATTCAAATGAAAACATTGAAATGGATATGGAAATCCTAATGTTTTTGAGAGAATACCAAAATAAAAGGGATGTAGTGAATAGTAGACGGGTAGGTCTCAAAAAAATAAACAATAGTAAATTGCCGCGTTTTTATACACAACGACTAGCGCCCATTATTAGACAAGAGAGAAGGCGACAAACTCGCCGACTACGCCCTCGGCGCTAATCTGGCGCGAAGTCTGGCATCAATGGTGTCTAATATGGCGGCCTCGTTGCGTCGCAAGTTGTCCTTGAGCCTATGTCGCATATATTCGGCCGTCGCTTGGGTCGCAGGAGTAGGTGCTTCTACTATACTTTGAAAAGCAGGCAAATAAGAGAGTTGAACTTGCGATATAGTAGGATTTACATCTGTTTGATAGGAGACAATTCGTGATGATGGGCGCGACATGGTCTATATGTTTATATCTTTATTTGTTCTATACAATAAAGATATATTTTATTGATGAATAACGAAATCATCAACCATCCCCCATAACATCCCCTATATCATCAATTACCATTTATAAGACTTATTAGACATTCTCTTTGACCGGTGCGACCCCCGACGATGTTTCATTGTTCTACGCCCACCCACCGCCACAGCCGGAACAACTCCGGCAACAGGAGTGGCCGCATTTATATATTCTCGTATCGTTTCTTGGACGGTGTTGCGCACCACTTGAATAATTTCATCGTGATTGATTTGAGGTGGAGGAACTACCGCGACAGGATTAGGGCGACGATAAGGAGCTTGTGGAGGAGATTGATAAATATCAATAACTCCTCTAGGAGAACCCTGAACGGCCCCAACACGAGAACCTACAGAAGAAATACCCGAAAGTGGTGCAGTGGGTATATTTGGATCACCAAATAATATTCGCTCTTCTTCTCCAACATTCATTGGAGCTTGAACGACCGCATCTTCAACTGCTGAACTTGACTCTATATTCGTAGCAACAGATGGAAATCTCCCTACTGGAGGAGTGGCTACAAATACTTCTCTTGGTGCCGCCGCTACACGACGTGTTCTCCTTGCTGCCGGTGCTGCCGGTGCTGCCGCTCTAACCCGTCTCGTTCTGGCCACAACGGGTCGCTGTCCCACAAGATGATATCCACGTTCTCTCAATTCTGCAATAAACGCATTCGTAGTTTTGGGTTTAACTAAAATACAACGCGTTCCATCTCGTCCCTTAATTTTCAACTCTTCCAGCGTTTTCTCGGCAATTTTATCTATTGTATTTTGGCCGGAACATCTACTCAATCGCCCATATAATTCCAAAAAATATGTCTTATCCGCGTCTGTAAACAGGTCTATCGTTCGTTCCGAATGAACTATAAATCTATTTACAACCCCGATTTTCCTCAAATCATCATCTGAAAAATTCATTATATATATTCATAATAAAAGAATGAATGTATGGTGATATTGAAATATAATTTATACTTTTTTTAATTCACACCAACCACTTATACTAGAAACAGGTGGTCCAGAAGGAGGATTAATTGCTATTCTATATGTATTGTTATTAGGTACTTCAAATGAACCTATATAACTTGTGTTTTGTTTATAACCAACAGAATTTACTATGTTAATTGCAATACCATTTACTATAACCTCTAAACCACCACCTGAATCAGCGCCAGAAAATACACTCCAATTTACAATAAGTGGATATCCAGTAGTATTTGTATATACTGTATTAAGTGATCTATTACTAAATTCATCTACCCATACTCTATTTATTTGTAATATACCATCAACATANGCTTTTGTCGCCGCATCTTGATTATCCACAGAAACATTTCTCAATCATTCGCCCTCTATTCTCATTCAAATACTTCTTAACTTTGTCTTTCATATATGACCACTTGACATAATTATTATTCAATGATATACGATATATTGACTGATAGTTCAGAGTTGATAGGGGCGTTTGAATTAGATAGCGGAACAAGGGCAGCCGACCCACCGAACTGTCCCAAGGCACGGATACGACCGCCTCCATCTGTGGTATAGACCGCCAAACCATTGATAGTCGTTCCACTAATGGTGAGTGTGAGTGACCCCAGAGGGTAGTCGGTTACCTTGATAGCAGGGAGCAAAGAAGAGGGGAACGTCCATTCATAGACTGCTCCACTTGCAGCATTGATTAAGAAGTAGTAGTTAGCGGACACGACCTTACCGTTCCTTGCGAACCACGCTCTGCTAAGACTCGTATCTACACCGAACCCAGTGAATGTAGGATTGTATAAGGCAGAGGGTGTGATAGAGGCGGCTATAGAGGCTGATACAGTGTCAGCCACATACTGTTGATTGGCGGCACTGGTAGGATTAGCCCCCAGAGCCAAGTTGTCAATACTTCTGCTTGACATATCGATACCTGTGG